AACGACAACGATAACGACAACGATAACGAACCTGAGTTCTGATTTTGGAAGGAAACATCATGACCGAGGACAATGAACAGATAAACGACACCGCTAATGAAACCGCACAGACCACTGTTGATAATTATCGTTACATTTGTACGATGGACAACAGTACTTTTGAGGGCAAACGTGCCATTGTCAACGCGCGTAACAGTGCATTGTCGTTGAACGCCATCGGTGATACGCCGCTAACGGTCATTGGCGCGTATACCGCGCCGGGTGTGCGGTCTCAGACGGGGCAGAAGTGCGTTAACGTCTATCTTTTTGCAAATGACGGTAACACGTATTTCAGCCAGTCACAGGGCATTTATCGTAGCGTGTTGGATATTTATGACATGTTCCCCGATTTTAACGCGCCGAACGGTATCCCCTTGACAGTGAAAAAGACGCCGCTTGGTGGTGGCAGGTCTACTAAGTCGCTTGAAATCAAGTAGTTTGAAATGAGAAAAAAAAAGCGCCATAAAATAATATGGCGCTTTTTTTATGATGTGGTGAAATCATGTCTAGAGCGCATAAACAGGCGGACGTTTTAACCGCGAAACGCAAGCGCGTAACCCGCGCGATAAACAGTCTGAAAAAAAGCATCACGGACACCATGCCCGAGAGCGAGGCGAACGCGCGACGGGATTATATTCGGCGGCTTGAATCGCAGTTGAAAAAAACATATGTCGGGCGCGTGAAGAATCGCGCCATACGTGATGAATTGTATCAGCGCGCCAACGAAACCGCTGATACGCTTGTGCGACAGGTGGACGAGGTGCGCGGCGGCAAAGGCCGCGCAATGGAACGTAGACGCTCGTTTAACATTTTCCGTACAGAGATGAGAATGGCATCCAAGGGACAGCCGAGCGCGTTGGGTGAGCTTGGCCGGGAAAAAGTCAAGATTTTTTGGCGATACACACAAAACATATGGCAAAAACCTAATATACCGCCTGACAAACGATTGGAGGCCGTGATGAAGGCATATGACGCGGACTCGCTGAGTGAGCTTTTTGACACCATTATGGCGCGCAATGAAAAAGTGTTGCAATACGCCAAAAACATGAAAGCGCACACGGGCGAATTGGAAGATTATACGGATACCGACGGCGGTAGCCCGATATGGTTGGTAGCGGTTTCCCCTGACGTGGTACGATGAAAGCACGTAAGGATTACAGGATAGCGGCGATATTCGACACCGAAACCACGAATATCGGTGAGGGTGCCGAAACGCGCGCATATCCGATATTATATATTTTCAACGATATGCGGGCTACCCCGTTGGAATCGTATACGCCCGATACGGACGATGTACGTTTTTACCGGCGCACGTCCGAAGCGCTGGCGTACATTGATGATTTGATTACGTATGGGCGTGCACATGGTTATGTGCCGATAATCGCGGCATATAATCTCATGTTTGATATGCAAACGCTTATGCTGGAATTGGCGCAATCGTATACGATTGAGGTCAATGCGCAGACCGCCACCAGCGTATACACGCTCGATTTGTGCATTGATGGTAATGTGGTGTGCCGTTTTTGGGATACGTTTTACCTTGAAATGGGCGGATTGCGTGCAATGGGTGAGACGTGCGGCCTGCCTAAGGCGGTGGGCGATTGGGATTACTCGCTGGCGCGTACGTCTGAAACGCCGTTGACTGAGGAGGAATTGTTTTACGCGCGGCGTGATGTACAGGTGATACCGCAGTATCTGCAATGGCTATTGCGCGCAAACCATTGGCTTACGCCTGACATGTTGGGGTGCCGCGTGCTGACAAAAACGTCATTGGTGCGGCAGATGGCGCGCCGTGAGATTGGCGGGCGGCGCATCACGTTGCAGGGCGGAAAGAAAATCACGCTGCAACGCGCGTTTGAAACGACGTGCAATCAAGAGTTTCCGAAAAACTATGAGTCCTATGCGTTGCGTAAAGCATGTTTTCGTGGCGGTTTGACTTTTACGAGCGCTAAAACCGCTAGCGTTGTCGTTGATAACGTGGCGTCTCTTGACGTTACGTCAATGCATCATGCGTTTATCAACGGGCGGCGTTTGCCGGTTAAATTCGCGGTTGCCCCGCCGGAAATTTTGCAAATCGCGTGCAAGCGTGTCGTTAACACGCCGCTTGAAGATGTATTACGTAATTATAGTGACCCGTTTCGTACGGGGTTACATGTTGCGATAGGTTTTACAAACCTTAGATTACGGGAAAACACATGTTTTGCCGATTGGGGTATTGCAATCTGCCCACGTTCCAAGTTCGTGAAAACGTTGCAAGCGGACACCGATTACAGCAACAACGAACGCGCGAAAACACAGGAAAACAGTATCAGGGCGCACGGCTACGTTGATAGTGCCGTTAATCCGACGTTTGCTTTTGGAAAATTGTATCGGGCGGACGAATGTATCTTACACGTTAATGAGATTGAGTTGTGGAACGTGTCGCAGGTGTACGAGTTTGACGAAATGCATGTGTTGTACGGTGAAGCCACCACTAAAACGATTGTACCGCCCGATTACGTGACCCTACAATCTAACATGTTGTTCGCGCGTAAAACCGACGTTAAAAACCTGATTAAACACTACACCGAGGGTGTGCCGTATGCGGGTGATATACCCGAGTCGATACCCGAGGGAATCGCGCGTGACGCTAGGGCGGGCACGTTGAGCATGAAATTTCTGCAATCCTATTACGGTAGCACCGTTAAGGGACAATTCAACGGAATCTATGGCACTCAGGCGCAAGACGTCATGAAGGCCGATTACCGCGTGACGGAAACCGGTGAACTGGAGGTAGATAAGGCCACGGTCTGTACGCCCGAGAATTTTGCGAAAAAGCGTCCGAAGACACCGCGCGTGCTGTACACGTATGGTATGAGGATTGTAGCCGGTTCGCGCATGCATCTGGTGATAGCCATGATGCTGATACATCGGCGTTTCGGGAATCGCGTCACCGTCACGGGCGGCGATACCGACAGTCTGAAAATCAGTTGCGCCGATGACGTGACCGATACGGAACTGTTGGACGCGCTCGAACCATTGCACACGGCGATAGAAAACGCAATCAATCTTACTATGAGGCGTGTACGAAACACCGCGTCCGACATGGCGTCGACGCTTGACCATATCGGCAAGTTTGAAGTTGAGGATTGTGGCGGCACCACTCGTTACGCCGAACACGTGGAACTGTGGAACAAGGCGCGTGTCAGTCTGGATATGTCCGGACGCGTGCATGTCACTTGCGCGGGCTTGCCACGGCCCGAGGGCGTGTACACCATTGAGGACTGTATTGAGGATATTATGCGTATGGGCCACGGTTTCGCGGAAACGGTACGTTTGGCGCTTGGTTATGATGTGTTGGTTGATTATGAGATTTGCCATACGTTGCAACGTAACCGTCCGCATGTGTGGGATAGGTACGTCGGCACCGTCACCGATTATCGGGGTGCGACATGCCATGTTGACGCGCCCGAGGCGATTGCGTTGTACCCGTCCGGCAGATGGCTGGGCGAATCGGACAAACAGGCCAACGGCGAGAATCTGACATACTTACGAAACATATATAATAGAAATGTGGAAACGACACCGCGCGAGCTTATTGTGCGGGACGGCAGACCTATGATTGTGAGTATTGATGGCGAATTATTATTATGACCGGCTTAAGACGTTGATATTGCCGCGTAACGCAGATGTTAATATGATTATCGGCGCGCGTGGGTTAGGTAAGACATACGGTGTACGAAAATACATGATAGAGGATTATTTGAAAAACGGCTATTGTTTCGTGGAAGTGACACGTTTCCGTGAGGAAAACAACGATGTCGCGGCGAACTATTTCAGTCGTATCGTACAAGATAATATTTTCCCTGATTATGATTTTCGGACTACCAATAAAATAGCGGAAATTCGCAAAAAGAAAACCGGTAAAAAAGAAAACCAGTGGAAAACACTCGGGTATTTTATACCTTTGTCGTTACAACAGCAGAAGAAAAAAAGCACTTATGTTAATGTGCGAAACATTTGCATGGATGAAATTATCATAGATAACGATGACAGATATCACACGTACTTAAAAAACGAATTTGAACAATTGGCGAAACTTGTGGACACCGTCACACGAGAGCGCGCAGACGATACGGGATTACGCAAACCGAGAGTGTTTCTGCTGGGTAACGCTTGCGACGCTTTTAATCCCTATTTTCGGCATTATGACGTTCCGTTGGAACCTGAACACGGTTTGCAATGGCTGGGCGGGAAAACATGCTTGTTCGACTATGTGCGAGACGATGAATACGCCGAACAAAAAACAAGAAACACGGTGGCGGGGCGTATGCTGAAAAACAACGATGACGTCACTTCTAAAAACAAATTCGCGCGGCATAATACTGATTTTATCGAAAAACCACACGGACATGCAAAACTTACGTATGTTTTTCGATGGTTGCAAAACGAATACGGCGTGTGTGTTGATTTGCGTTGCGGCTATGTTTTCGTGTCCTCAAAATATGATAGCGGCACGCATGTACCGTATTTTGCAATCACCCGGGCGGACAACAAACTTAACTATCTTACCGCGAACATGGCTAAAGATTTGATACGGAATCTTACATCATATTATGCGCTGGGGTATCTGCGCTATGATACGGTGGAAACGCAACACGCCGTAAGTGAAATGTTAAGGAATTTTGGTGTAAAATAACATACGGCATACAAGAGATACCGCAGTGAGACCGCTAAAACATTGTCATTGACTTCCACGGTTGACTCCGCCAATGATATGGCCGTAAGGGATAAGCGCGCCGGTTGTTGCTGTGAGTCATGTCGCAAGTATGCTATTCTTAAGTCGTATCGGCCCGTATTACGCCGATACGACTTTTTTCATATATGAAAGGCAAAAACAAATGGATGACGAAACCACCGAGGAGAGGGACACCGCCGAACGTGATGACCTCACCTCCAACGAAGCGCACCGTGAAGGCGAATTCGATGACTTACGCGACATGCTTTCACGTGTGCTTGATAAGATTGATGCAATGAACGAACGAATCGACGGCATCTACGACAATTTCACAGATTCCGTAGCGCAGATGGTCGAAAACGGCGCAACCGTCAAGGAAACCGACGATGACGTTGCTGAAGCAATCGCACAGGCGGCGGCTGAAGACTTGGAAAACCTCGATTACACACTGTAACGGATAGGAGTAAAATATTATGGCTGTAGATAACGCGACGATTTTGGATAAAGTCCGTACCAAGGGCACCGATGACTACCAGCAACGCATACCGAGCGCGACGCAAACCGGCGTGGCGAACACCATGCGCTATCTGTTCGACCCCATGAACCGCCAATATTTGAATGACTGTGTTTGGAACATGGTGAACCGTATCGGACTCACCGTAATGGCTCAAAACGCGCCGTTTGAAAACCCGTTGGCGATTTTCAAAAAAGAAAACCTCTACTGGGGTTCGACTGTACAGGAGATTGCAGTCAAATGGATTAAGGCGCACGGGTACAAGGATGACGCCGAAGAGCTTCTGAAGATGCACCGCCCCGAGGCCGCCGTGTGGTTCTACGAGAATAACCGTCGTGACCAGTACCCCATCTCATGGACTGAAGATGAGTTGCGGCAGGCGTTCGTTGATGATTTCGGGCTGAATCGTTTCATTGCGCAGATTATGGAGACCCCGCGCAATTCCGATAATTACGATGAAATGAACATCATGCTTGCGCTGATTCGTCATTACGAACAGAATCTTGGTTTTTACAAGGTGCATCTTGACGCGGTGCCGAGCGACGAAACGACCGCCAAGACGTTGCTCAAGGCGTTGCGTTCGACCGCCGGGCGTATGCAGTTCCCAAGTACCCAGTACAATGCGTTGAACGTGACCGATATTCCGGCGTACGCTAATCCCCAGCAAATGGTGTTGCTGATTGAGCCGGAATATCTTGCGTCGCTTGACGTTGACGCTTTGTCCGCCGTGTTCCAGCTGGACAAAGCTGAAGTGCCGTATCGCATCGTTCAGGTGCCGAGCCTCGGTATCCCCGACGCTGTCGCGTTGCTTGTTTCGACTGACTGGTATCAGGTACGTGACACCATGTATGGCACCACCCAATTCTATAACCCGCAGACACTTGGCAACACGCTGTATCTTAACCATTGGGGAATCTACGGCGTGTCGCCTTTCACCCCGTGCGCGTTGTTCACGACCGACGCGGGTACCAGCATCACGGTCGTGACGCAGACCGTGACCGACTTCACGCTGACCCCGACCACGGGTAACGTGTCGGCGGGCGACGTGGTACAGCTCACGCCGAAGCTCACCGCCACCGTCGAACCCACCGGCACCGCCATTGAGGTTGCGCCGAACTCCGCAACCTACGAAGTGTCCGCCGAGCACGCCAAGCAGGCCGGGGCGTTTGCGCTTGACGTCAACACGTTCGTTGATGACCAAGCCCGCTTGCATGTCCAGCGCGGCGGCCTCACGGCGGGCGACGTTATCACCGTGACCGGCACCGCGACTTACGTCAACCCGAACGGGGAGACCACTGAGCATAAGGCCGAGTGCACTTTCACCGTCAAATAGTCTTCATGTTAAAATGGGTGGTGTTTCACGTGAAACACCACCCATTTTCGTATAAAGAAAGATATGATATGGACTTTCCACATCTGCAAAATGCTACGACGTTTCCCGATACTGATACGCGCGTGTATGAACAGTACCGTAATGTTTTCGATTACAATGTTTGGACGCCAAACACAGTAATAAAGTTGTGCCGTGTTAATTGGTACAACGATTACCACGACGTCGTGAAATTCCAAGATGACACCGCAAGAGATGCATGGTTCGATACGCTTGACGGTTTCGCCGTCCAGCTCATGACTAACATGTATATCGCGCGCGCCGATACGGACGGAATAAAATTGCCCGTACCGTATATGACGGCGCAACGGTATAATTACGTTGTCGTTGATTTTTCGCATGATATTGTCAATACGCCGTATCAGAAAACCGACGTGCAGACACGCTATCACTTTTTCGTCACCTCGGTACGTGCAGAAGCGCCGAACACGACAACATGCACGCTTGTGCGTGATGTATGGACGGACTATATCAACAGCACCGCAATCAATGGTCTGTTATTGTCACGCGGTCACGCGCCATTGACGGAAACGACACCGCAAAAACTGTTGAGTAACCCACGGGACAATTGCCGTGATTTTACGTTGCCCGACGTTGATTATGGCAACGCGGCGACGAACATTAGAAAAAGTACGGCGATTAACTTGCAAAACGGGGCAAGATACATATGTTTGGCCGCAACTTTTTCCCCGCAACAATTGCAATCAATGAGCAATGTTCGCGGTACAGCCGTTACGGATACCAGCCCGTCATATACCAATTCTGACGAAACGGTTAACGGTTTTGTATGGGGTGCCGGGAACATAAACACGTCAAACGTGGCCGGTGCGGGTACGTCATATAATTCCATTGATAACCTCACCGCAAGCAACGTGTACATGTACGCTCTGGAATCATCCAAAGTGTCGGGTGATTATTTTGATACGATGTTTGCGTATTATCCGCATATCATGTCACAAATCGTATCTGTTTTCGTTGCCACGGCAAGCATGATGAACTTCGGAACCGTCACTACGGTTAATGATGTGGCATGGCATACGGTCAGCGGTGCGCGCGCAAAACTAGCGGACATTAATCTGACAATAAATGACTTCGGCTATTCACCTGAGTACGCCAAAATAACACGACTGTACCTTGCGCCCTACGCGCACTTGGAAATATCCGACAATATCGGCAATAAAACCCGGGTGGAAATAGCTGATTGCGGCCATCTCTCGGCGCAAGCCGTCACGTCATTAAGCTACCCGATATTACGACAACTCGCATGGCTTGACGGCGTAGGGGGTGACGGCGGCACGTCCATAACCATCAACGCCATCAACGGTGCTAGCATTACCGCCGACGTGCCGAACGCGGACGTGCTCAAAACGCTCATATCCCATGATATCCCGACGTATGCGTTGCAACGCCGCGCAATTGACGCGCAACGCGCCACCACTTACAATGTCGCCGTAAGTCAGGCACGGCAAAACGCCATGCTGACGTATGAAAACGGCGCGCGCTCGGCTAATGTCAGTCAGGCAAACACGTATCGTAGCAGTGCGGCGGCGGTGTCGAACACCGCACGCGCGAATCAACGCGACATAGCGACAAAAAACGAGTCCAATAGTGTGCGGTCGGATAATCTCACATACTCGAACACACGCCAAAACGCTGACTTGAAGACTAGCACGGCCAAAATCAACCGTGACGTAAGTGATGATAATACACTACAGAATAAAGCTTTTGTGGAGGGCACCCAAACTCAGGCAATAACAAACGTGGCAAGTGCGATAGGCACAATGGCGGGGGCCGCGCTGGTAATCGGCACCGGAGGCGCGGCCTCACCGATGGTGGCCGGCGCAATGGCAATCGGCGGTGCGGCGCTTCAGGGTTACAACACCGGTATTGCAATCACTAACAGTCAGGAACTCAACGCGACGTCTAATTATGTTGCAACTGATAAAGCGAAAACCGCAATACAGACCAACACCGAGCAAACACAACATGCCATAACACAGGCCACCGCCGTGACCAATCGTGCGAACACGCAAGCCGACCACGTTACCGAGTACAGCACAAGCGCGGCTACCGACATGACCGCCACAAGCACGGGCGCGGCCAACACTAACGCGGGCGCGTCACGTAATCTGACGGTTGACAACGCCAAACGAATCATGACGAACACGCGCGACAACACAAATGCGTCATGGCGCGACACGCTCAACCATCCAGCGCAACCAGTCGGCGCGTATGGCGGCGACAATTTCAGACAGGCCACGGGGCTTGACACCATGACCGTGAAAATAGTCACGGAGGACAACGGCGCGATAGCGGCGGCGGGAGATTACATGCTACGCTACGGGATAGCAAGCAACAAACTCTACAACAAACCGACGCTGACAACGTGCAGGCATTACACGTATTGGCAGACCGCCGACATATGGACGATATGCCCATTGGCGCAAAACGAGCAATTGCAGACAATAAGAGATATTTTCAATACCGGTGTTACAATATGGAACAGGCCCGAGGAAGTCGGCGGCGACTTCGTACACGACAATCTATAAGGTGGAAAACATGGGACGCAAACGTACACATAAAAGACCGTTGACCCGCGCGGAACTGGGAGAACGCGGCGCACCGGTATGGCAACAGTCCGAGACGCTCAACTCGCAAGCGTATTCGATGGCATACTCTCAAATGTTGAACATCGCGTTATCACGGTTCAAATGGTTGAATCTGCCCAAGACCTGCGACGCGTGGTTTCTGGAATACAATCTATTATATTTCGGTTACGCGACAATCGCGTTTCCGCATAGTAAGCCCGGCGTGTTTTTCAGCACGCAAGCGGTGACAACATCGAATTTCAACGTGTATTACAAACCGAAGAAATGGGATAGCTACGGTGTCAACGGTTGGCGTTTCCCGGTGAACAATTCAAATGGTGTTTTCATCTACGCCAACCGCGCGCGCACGCCGCTCATTCCGACCATCGAGTTTTTCGCGCATGAGATTGAAGATTTATACATGACGCGACGACAGAATCGCTTCAACCAGAAAACACCGTTTATTTTGGAGGTTCCAGCCGGACAGCAGACGGCGGGCATCAACGTTATCAAGCAAATCAGCGGCGGTGAAATGGCAATCATGGCGACACCCGGTTTCACCGATTCCATGAAAGCCAACGTGCTGAAAACCAACGTCGAATATATCGGAATGGAATTACAGAACGACATACAAAACACGTGGAACTCATTCTATCAAGCGCTAGGCATCAAAAACCTCCCTTTGAAAATGGAACGGCAGACCGCCGACGAAATACAGGACTACGGCGAACCGACCGACCTACGCGCGCTCAGCGAACTGGAGGAACGCCGCGCCGCCTGCGATATACTCAACACAAGATTTCAAAAATACCTCAAGGAACCGATACAAGTCGTGTGGAACGAAGACAACATCTCACGCAATTATGATTATTTGAACAACCTTGAAAGATTGGCCGATGATGATAATGCAGAATGACATAGACAGCTACCAGCCGTGCGAATCACGCGACGAATTTCATGGCGTGATGACGTACACGTTCGGAGAACTACTCGACGTGCCGGGCGGTGTTGACTGGGATAATGCCGCATGGTCATGGCGGGACGTTGCCTATGATGACACGCAATACACGCGCTGTTGCAAGAAAATCGAAAACCGTTTCTACGACCGGGAATTAGGCGTTATGCCGCCGTCAAGGTGGCGACGGCACTTCCTACGGCTCATACAAGAAATCATGCCGACATTACGCCCACTATACGCGCTTACAGATAAAAACCCTGACATAATACTCAGCGATAACGACACATGGCACAAAATGCGAACCGTTTTCAGCGATTTCCCGGCGACTCAACTGGCCGAAAATCAGGACTACGCAAGCAACGCAACAGATAATCAATACGAGACAGTCACTAATGGGAATTTCATGGACAAAATCGAACGTATCCGAAACGGTGATTATATTGACATTGACGTGTTGTTGCTCAATCATCTAGAATCATGTTTCAGTCCGTTATGGACTATCAACATAAACAATTACTAGTGAGGTGATTTCATGGACACCAATACATTAGCCCGCATCGAGAACGAATATTCCAAACTTACCGAAAACATCAACAAACTAGGTGATTATTTATTGAAACAAATGAACAAAAAGAAAACGCTGACAGATAATCACTATAAATTGTTGATAAAACAATACGCCATCATGCTACAATACGCCGACGTTTTGGCGCAACGAATCAACCTCGCAAGGAAGGAAAAATAATGTTTCCATACCTACCATTTTTCTCGGTATGGCCGTACACGCCCGCCATACCCGCGTTTTACTGGAACGCCAAAAGCCAAGAAGAAATAATAAAACACATTGCGTGTGAAATCGACCACATAACGGCATATCTTGACGAAATCGTAACCGACATAAACAAAACATTGAACGACTACGATACAAGAATAAAAAACATTGAAGCACACCTAAACGATTATGCAATCGCCATAGCGCAAATACAAGAACAAATCGACCACATAGGAGACACACAACTAGTATGGAACGTCACAAAAGGCGAATACACTGACAGTAAAACAGCACTACGCGACTTGTACCGCGAACTAGCAGTGTACGGCGCGCGAGTCACACAAATAGCCGATATCAACACCGGCAAACTATCCGAGCACCGAACCGACGAAACATCCGCAATCGGCAACCTCACCATATTCAACGACACCACACCACGTGTCACTAATCCAACCACCGGCGATAAATACCCGCCACTTTCATAAAAGAGGAGTATCATGGCTAACACCACAAATTATGCACTGGAAAAATACGAGGCGGGAAATGCCGCAAATCTACTTGACCAATACAATGCGTCAATGAATAAAATCGATAGCGCCATAAAAGGCGTCAGCGATAAAGCGGACTTAGCACTAAACACCAACGTACTACCCGACGGCCTAGCCGCATTCATACAAGCACTAGGTCTAACCGCGTCTAACGCAAAAACACTTGGCACCACTCTCAACCACATATTAAACCGCACCGGCACGGAAACGTTCACCGTTACCGACCTCAGCACCCTCAAAAAAACCGCAGAGGGCTATCCAATTCCACCAGCCAAGTAAGGGCATACCATCATGGCAACAGAAACCCCGTTCTATCATCTGCCACTATACGAAACAGGCGACTTAGCCGACCTACGTGATGGATACAACGCCGCAATGCGTACCCTAGACCGCGTAATACATCAACTAAAAGTACAGGAAGAAATAAATCACCCGACAAATCTCAGAAAGGACAACTAACATGACCAACTACACAACTAACTTCAACCTCGAAAAATACCAAACCGGCGACGCGGCCAACCTCAATGACCAATACAATGCGTCAATGGATATTATCGACAATACCATGTACAAAATCAACACTAACGCAAACACTGCGGGCGGTAAAGCCACGCAAGCGTTAGAAACCGCACAAAACAACACCAAAAATCTGACAGCGTTAGGCGTAACCGACACCGCAACCGCAACCACGCTCAAAAACAAAATAGACAACACAGCGGAAACAGCACAAAACAACAAATCAAATCTAAACGCGCTAGGCGTAAACAACGTTACAGACGCAACCAACCTCAAAAATAAAATAAACAAAAACACTCAAGACATTAGCAAAAACACTCAAGACATTAGCAAAAACACTCAAGACATTAGCAAAAACACTCAAAACATTAGCACAATCAACACCACCATAAGCAACTACCAATATAATAGCGGATATATGGTAACATTCGGCGACTCTTACGCAGACTCAACCACAGCACAAAACACATGGCCGTATTGGTTACACCAATACATCCCAACACTGACACTCAAAAACTACGCAGTCAGCGGTGCCGGTTTCAATGTGGATACGCGAAAATTCATAAATCAAATAAACAACGCAAACACAGACAGCACACTAGACAAAAACAAAGTCAAACTAGCCGTATTAGCCGGTGGGCGAAACGACATACTGACCTACAATAACGCTAAGACAAAAATACAGGAATGCGTAAACCGAATGATAACAATATTCCCAAACGCACAAATACTAATCGTGCCAATGCTCTACGATGACGGATATGTACCCGCTGAATCCCGAGAAAAACTAGCCGGACTCACACGCGGCGCGGAACTGATAACAAATCACACACCGAACGCCGAAACACTCAAATTCGCCTACATATGGCTAAAAGGTGAAACGGATTCTGTCGGCTCGGATGGCATACACCCAAATCAGCTAGGCGCGCAAACCATTGCAAAATATATCTATAACGGTGCATATCGCAATTACACACCACGTCAAGAGACATACAAAACCAACTTCGGCAGTGCAACAGGCTTCATAACACTTCAAAACGGCATAGTCACATACGACCTCATGGGCAATGTGGAGAACATAGGTGCCGGCCAAGGTGCTGACCTGCCCAACTGGGCGAGCACGTGGCACAACGTTTGGGTATGGGGCGTAAGCGCTGGAAACACAACCACACCACGCCTATTCCAATTCCTAGGCATCAAAGTATCCATGATGAACTCCGCCGGACAAACAGGAAACATGAGCGTACACGCCACATGGACAGCATAAAATGATATGAAAACATAAAAAACCCCGCATTATATGCGGGGTTTTTTCATTTAAACAATTATGTCAGTCACCATACATAATCATAAATTGAGACAACATAATAACCAACACCATTTTTAACACCGCAACACACAAAATCAAAATCACAATCACCATAAGCATAATCAAGAACCCTAGTAAGAGCTGATTTAAACGTGACCACGCCATTATCAACCCCCTTACAAGTAGTAACAATTTTCTCAAAACCGTCAATATCAACCGAATATACATGATTCGGTACAATCTCAGTTACATAGGCCTTAACTTTAAACATTTTAATTACTCCTTTTTGTGTTGTTTTTGTTGATACCTCCAATATAACACATACAAAACACGACACGCCGACACGGCACGTTT